CCGACTTAGTTGCACCATTCGGCACGACGATTCGTGTCGAAGTTTAAAACTTTTAAGCTTAAAACTTTTGGAGAAAACCATGGGATATAGATCAGATGTGCAGGCACTCATTTACCCTGCGAATGGTGACACTAACTTGTTGGAGTACGACAAACTCAAAACGCTAATGAACACCACGTTTAAAGATGTGTTCGAGGCGTGGGGCGACGACTACTTCACATGGGATGACAAACATCGTGTGCTTAAGTTTGCTGCTAACGACATTAAATGGTATGCCGGTTACCCTGATGTGGATAGGTTTACTGAGTTCTTAGCGCAAGTGCATGAGCTTGAGTACGAGTATGAGTTCATTCGTATTGGTGAGGATACTGATGACATTGAGGACGATAGCACAGGCGACGCACACGGTTTTCTATATGTATCACGTTCAATAGAGGTGGCATTTTGAAATTCAGACTAACTGTAAACGGCAACCAACTGCTGTTGGATATGCATCAACTGGAAAGCGTTATTGACATACTGGCAACTACCGAGCAACTAACAGAGTCGCATGTGGGTGCTAACCAAGGCTCGCAAGGGTATCAGAACGCTTTTGTTCCTGTCATTAAACCGGTCGTGCCTAACGACTTATTTCATGTGGGTGCAATCAACCAAGACTACATCGACACAATCAAACTGTCAATGAAACTAACCGAACAAACAACCTAAAACTTTTAACCTTAAAACTTTTATCATGAACTACTACACACTTGAAACACAAAAGCCTATTGCAGGTATCGCACGTTCCGCCATGATGGTGGACTTAAACATCGCAGTCTACTCGGGTCGCAAGCAAGACAAGAGTACGCAAGCCGAGGTCACCAATGCCAAGGGGTCAGGCTCCAAGAAAGCAGCATCGGTGTACAAGAACTTGTTTGCTGAGTGCAAAGAGTTAGAAGCAATTACCAAGTTCCAAGCCCGTGCCCGTGCAGAGCATTACAAACTCACACTCCCATGGAATGACCAAGGGGCAAGACTGTTGCCCACTGCAGCACTGCTTGACTATCAGAAAGTTATGGCTAAGTACAACACCGAGTTCAATCGTTTGGTTGATGCGTTCTTGGACAAGTACGAGACACTCGTAGCAGGGGCAGCGTTCCAACTTGGTACATTGTTTGATCGTGGCGAGTACCCAAGCAGGGGTAAGGTGGCTCAGCGTTTCCGCATGGAGACTTCGTTCACTCCCTTGCCTACTGGCGGTGACTTTAGGTTAGATGTGGAGAGCGAGGTACAACGCCAGTTGATCGCAGACTACGAAGCAAAGCTTGACTCTAAGATTAAAGCAGCGAACCAAGACTCATGGACTCGTTTGTATAACGCTATCAGTAAGTTGAGTGACCGCTTGACTGTCGATGAAGATGGCAAGAAGCGTACGTTCCACGACACAACGGTGACCAATGCCGTTGACTTGTGTGAGTTGTTGCAAGTCATGAACATTACCAACGATCCTGCGTTGACGAAAGCTTCACGTAAGCTTGAGGAGGTATTGTCTGGGGTAACACCTAAAGAATTGCGGGAAGAAGATAGCACTCGTGCTTTAACCAAAATCAAGGTGGATGAAATCCTTGGCGCTTTTGATTGGGGGATACATGATGGGGAAAGTGAAGGCTCTGGTAACTGAGATCATGGAAGTAGCGGACAGGCATGGGCGAGCGAAGTCAGACGCCCTTCGAATGCTAGAACATAAACTTGGATACCACAAAGACAATCCTATGTACGAATGTAGATACGAAGAACGTGGACTTGACTACACGCTAAAGAAGTGGCGTGACGGACACGAGGAAGCATCTCGTGGACTGGTGACAGACCTACCTGATTGGCTAGAGAGAATCAGGGATGTGGCAACGGTGGGTGGGCATCTCAAGCGGGTGATGGTGCCTCCCCCTGACAACATCGTATGGTTCACTATTGACGACGATGGAAATTTAATTAACTTTATGGAGCTTCGATGAACTATGACAACTTAACCGATGAGGAACTAATCCGTTTTGCCGATGGGCATTCGGGGTTAATCAAAGTCTTATCTGAAAGGTTGGAGATGCGTTTGCGTGACATGGAGGATTTATCACGCACCATGCCCGACCCGAAACAACTTAACCTATTTGAGGATGACGATGCCTGACATACAAACAGAAATGCAAAAGATATTGCAAGCTTGGGACCAACCCGAAACAACTGAAACAACTAAGGAAACAACCGTGTTTAAACCTACAAACAACGTAACACAAGCGACTTTTAACTTTATCCGTGACAACTCCGGCTGCGCTCGGCACGATGCAATCCGACTGCTCGTACAGAAAGGGCATAAGAAATCATCTGTGTCCTCTCTGATTGGGCAGATGCTACGCCAAGGGCATATCTGGAAAGATAGCGATGGATTGCTACGCCCCAATGGTAAAGAATACACACCCATCAAGTCGTCTAAGACCATAGCTAACCGAGAAAAAAAGCTGAAGAAACCCAAAACTTTTAAGCTTAAAACTTCTATGCCAAGTCAAGAAGCGCAGCCTGACTATTTAGAGCAAGCCAAACGAGCAATCATTGGCAAGCCAGTACGTTCAAAGATTCAGACCATCTTGGATGACATTAGTTTGAGTGACGCACATGAGTTGTATCGTGAACTGCACACATACTTCGGTGGCTTAGGTAAATGAAAGCTAAAGCCATACTAGAGTTTGAATACCCCGACGATGAGGATGCGTTACTGTTCGCATTGAAGGGGCAAGCTATGTATAAGGCGTTGGCAAGTATCAAGATGGTTATGTCTGCACCTTATACGAAGGCTGAGATGGTCAGCCAAATCAAAACTGTACTCAACGAAATCTTTGAGGAGTTGGGAGAATGACTAAGATATGCACATGCTGTAAACAAGAGAAGCCCTTAACAGAATTCACTCGTCGTAAGTATGCGTATAAGGGAGTCGAGCGGTGGGGGCACAAGTCTTATTGCAAGCCATGCCACACGTTAAGCAATAAGATTGCTCGTGAAGCTAACTTAGAAAAAGCTCGTGCTCGTGAAAAAGAATTGCGAGAGCAACGCAAACTTAACATGACACCCGAGCAGAAAGAAGAATTGCGACTTAAGTTTGTTGCGTGGAATACGGCGTGGCGTAAAGCCAACCCTGACAGAGTCAAGGCAACAAAGCTTCGCCGTCGTGATAAAGAGCTTGTGTACAAACGCAACCGATATCAACTGAAAATAGACGAGCTTCGTGCCAAGTGCCGTGAGTACAGTCAACTACATAGAGAGGAGATTAGTGAACGACAAAGACGGAACCATCAAAAGCCTGAAGTGCGGGAAAGGTTACGCGCTTATCAACAAGCACGACGGCCACAAGACCGAATAACAGCGCGAACAAAAATTCGCAATCTAGATACCAACTACATCAAGTTGATAATCCGAAAAAACCTTGGGTTGCCTGCACGTATGCAATCCAAAAGTTTAATTGAAACACAAAGACTTATTGTCCAAATCAAACGAGAGGTTAGAAAATGAAAAACGTTGAAGAACTACGCGTCCAACTTGCATCAGTATTTATGGGCCTGCGAGATGGCAGTGTCAAACACACCGATGCAGCCGAACTTGCAAACCTTGCAGGTAAGATGATTAACTCCGCAAAAGGTCAGATAGAGTACTACGCTCTGCGTAAAGAGACACCATACATTCCGTTCTTGGAATCATCCGCAGATGAAGCCCACGGCTAAACGCATCACGATACCGGTGTCCAAAGGCATTGATAAGATACGAGATCAATTGTCTGCGGATACTGGCATCAAGATGACCTACAACCAAGTGCTTGACTACCTGATTCATTTCTATTTAGTACGCACTCAACAACCTGACGCACCAAGAACCGTATGGAGGAAAGTAAAGTGACTTGGCCTTTCCCCCCGTTCCCAAATCCCAAGGACACAGGCAACCGAGTCCCTAAGTTCAACCCTGATAACCATGAGGATGCACCTGTATGAAAAAAGAAAAATCATTTGCCGACAGGCGTAAAGAGTTTGCCCAATGGCACAAAGACAATCCGTTGATATGGGAGTACTTTGAGCAGTTCTCAATAGAGGCGGTTACTAGCGGAAAGAAGCGCATCAGCCATTGGCTAATCATTAATCGCATACGATGGGAAGTGTACATTGTCACGACTGGCGCGGACTATAAAATTAGTAACGGACTGATTGCGTTTTACGCACGATTGTGGCGTGAGACGTACCCACAACACAAAAATTTATTCAAAATCAAACGCATGAAAGGTGAGCCTTGGTTTGACGACCAAGACGAATAATATGAAAGTTTTAGATTTAGTAAGGTATGACCCTGATAGAGGATGCTTTGTTTTGAGAAATAATAACCCCCCGCCACTTAGTCCTTTCCGTTGGAGAGAAGACCCACGCCCTAGTATCTTTCTGAAAGATGTGTACTTCCGTACCAAGGGTAGCGGGACACTCGCAAGCGAGGAAGGTCTAGGCTACAAACAGTTCGGCACGTACACAAAAGCACGACAACCAAACAAACACGAAAGGTCACCCAAGGATGCCACGCCCCAAACCCCCCGAACCACTGATAGGACGACAGATCAGGATGTCTGATCGACAGTGGATTATTTTTAATCAGCTTGGCGGTGCCGAGTGGTTACGTACCATCATCACCAAGAAGACCCCGATGCCCAAGCAGTACTATGACGCACTACTACAGGAGAAACCAAATGATTCAAAGAGCCGATGACACGCAAGTTGGCGGGTCTCACTACAAAGACAAAGCAATCCAACCATGGGACTACATCATTGCCAACGACCTTGGGTATCTCGAGGGTAACGTGGTGAAGTATGTGTCCCGTTGGAAAAACAAAAACGGTATTGAGGACTTGAAGAAAGCCCAACACTACTTAGCCAAACTACTTGAGGTTGCAAATGGCAGCGACACCCGAAAGTAAAGTCAAAGCCAAGATCAAAGCGATCTTGAAGAAGCACGGCATCTACTACGCTATGCCCATTGGCACTGGCTACGGCAACAGTGGTGTGCCTGACTTCCTGTGTTGTGTGAATGGTAAGTTCATGGCTATCGAAGCCAAGGCAGGTAAGGGGCAGGCGACTGCACTGCAACTCAAGAATCTACAACTAATAAACGCTTGTGGTGGGTATACACTCATCATCCGTGAAGACAATTACGACTACTTAGAGCGAATAATAGAGGAGTGCCAGTGCCAAGAATCGTAACCCTAGACCTTGAGTGCTTCTACTCAACTGAGTATTCCCTGACCAAGATTCCTACCGAGGAGTATGTGCGGTCGCCTCAGTTCGAGATGATTGGCATTGCAATCAAGGTGGACGATGGCGAAACTGTTTGGTATCCCAAACCGCAAGTGGAACGGATACTGAAAGAGTTCGACTGGTCTGATGCGATGGTGGTTGCACAGAACACTGCGTTCGATGGTGCGGTACTTGACTGGCTGTATGGCGTAAAGCCCATGGCTTGGTTGGACACGCTTGGTATGTCACGGGCTTTGTTTCCGCATGAGAAGGCGCACGGCTTAGCCAAGCAAGCTGAGCGCATGGGTATCGGAGCCAAGGGCGATGAGGTGCTTCATGCCAAGGGCAAGCACTACGCTGACTTCTCTGCCGAGGAGTTGGCACGCTACGCTGAGTACTGTATCAATGACACCGAGTTAACGTACAAGCTATTCAACATGTACATGGCGATGGGTTTCCCTAAACAAGAACTGAAACTGATGGACATGACTCTGCGCATGTTTATTGAGCCTGTGCTTGAGTTGGACAAGAAGTTATTGGTTGACCACTTGGAAGCCGTGAAGGATGCCAAGGAAGCGCTGATGGAATCTGTGCGGGACTTCATGCTCAAAGACGCTGATCCCGAGTACGTACACGCTATCTTTAGCGAAGGTATGGATGGTATCAAGAAGCTACTAATGTCTAATGACAAGTTCTCCAAAGTACTGGAGAACTACGGTGTTGTACCGCCCACAAAGTTAAGCCTACGCACTGGCAAGTTAGCGTGGGCATTTGCCAAAACCGATCAAGAATTTAAAGATTTAGAGGAGCATCCTGATGAACGAGTACAAATGCTTGTCGCAGCCCGCCTTGGAAACAAGACGACAATTGAAGAGACTCGCACTGAGCGCTTTATTGGTATGTCTACTCGAGGCAGGTTTCCTGTACCTCTACGTTACTACGGGGCACACTCTGGTCGTTGGTCTGGTCAAGACTCTGTAAACCTGCAGAACTTACCATCACGCGGAACGAACGCAGGCAAGATCAAAAAGGCTATCAAGGCTCCGGCAGGGCATGTGGTCATTGACTGCGACTCAGCGCAGATCGAGGCACGTACCTTGGCTTGGTTAGCGGGTCAGCATGACTTGGTGGATGCGTTCTCACGTTCCCAAGATGTGTACAAGCTGATGGCAAGTAAGATATACCGAATAGCCCCCGAAGAAATTGACAGGCAACAAAGGCAGGTTGGCAAGGTCGTGATTCTTGGTGCGGGATATGGCGTTGGACACCATAAGCTTAAGCTTTTTCTTAAGATGCAAGCGGGTGTTGATGCAACCGAAGACGAAGCAAAACGCATCATTGACGCATACAGGCATGCCTACTACAAGATACCCGAGTTGTGGCGTAGGGCAGACGAGGCGCTTATAGCGTTGCGTACTGGCAACGGCTACCAAGTAGATGCGCATGGGCTAATCAACGCAGTTCCGGGCAAAGGGTTAACCCTACCTAGCGGTCTACATATCCAGTATCCCGACCTAGCCAAAGTGACTGATGAAAAGACTCACAAAGACCAGTGGCGATACTTCTCTAAGGGATTACCCGTGTATATCTACGGCGGGAAAGTGGTGGAGAACGTGTGTCAAGCCGTAGCAAGGCAGGTCGTTGCGGAGCAGATGCTGAGAATCGGCAAGAAGTACAAGGTGGTGTTGACAGTCCATGATGCCGTGGCTTGCATTGCACCGATTGAGGAAAAAGATGAAGCAAAACAATACGTTGAGGAGTGTATGTCATGGCGACCAAAGTGGGCACAAACTTTACCGCTAGCCTGCGAATCAGGCGTAGGGGCTTCCTATGGGGACTGTTGATTGGTACACTAGGGCTTGCAAAAACAAACCCAGTTCTTTCCATGACGCTAGCCCACTCCTACTCAGGCATCAAAGACTACGAAGGCTGTCCACGCAGATACCACGAAGTCAAGATACTAAAAAAGTTTAAATCTAAAGACACTGAAGCAACCATGTACGGCACTGCCGTGCATAAAGCATTTGAAGAATACATCCGTGATAAGACACCACTTCCAGCGAGTTATGCGCATTACAAACCATTCGTGGAACCCCTTGCCAACTTCCAAGGCGACGTTCGTTGCGAGGAAAAGCTCGGCATCCGTGCAGACTTCACACCCTGTGGATTCTTTGATAAAGACGTATGGTTCCGAGGCATACCAGACTATCTTGCAATCAACCACGACAAAGGAATTGCAAGGGTAGCCGACTATAAGACCGGCAAGTCAAGCCGGTACGCAGACAGCGCTCAATTAGAACTAATGGCAGCTATGGTGATGATTCACCATCCCAACGTAAATACCGTCAAGGGGGCACTGTTGTTTGTTGTAGTTGGCGATGTGATTAAGTCTGAGTACACTCGTAAACAATTGCCTGAAATCCTGTCTAAATGGGCTGGCAGGGCTAGTGCAATCGAAGCAGCCGTAGTGCATGGGGTATGGAATCCCAAAAGCTCTGCGCTATGCAAATTCTGCCCAGTTACTACTTGTGAGAACCACAATGGCCACTAAACGAAACTATAAGCAAGAATACGAACGGTATCAGGGTACGCCTAAACAGCTTGCTGCCCAATCCGAAAGACACAAAGCTAGACGGGCATACGAGAAGGCTCATGGCACTCTGCCTGACGATGTAGACGTAGACCATAAGAAGGCTATGTCCAAGGGCGGTACGTCAAACTTAAGCAATCTCCGTGCCTCCACAGACAACTCCAATCGTAGTTTTGCTCGCACCAAAACAGGCGACATGAAATCACAAATTTCTAAGCGAGAGCGTAAAAAATAATGTAAGATGAAATCACTCGGTGCCCGCAGTTGCCGAGTTGTTTCGTTGGAATTCTCCTCCCAGTAATGGGTTTGCCCAGTAGCAGTGCTACTGGGCTATTTTTGTCACTTCTATTCAAATTTATATGCAAATCATTGACAACAAGGCATTGGTGTTTAATACACGCAAAGCAAATCAAATTACTTCTATCATTCCTAAGAGCAAGGTGCTTGAGAACAACGGAGACGTTGACCAAGTCATTGTTAACTGGGGCTTTGACGAAGTGCAATTACTACGCAACCTAGGTATACGTGATGTGCCTAGTCCCATTTTGGGACGCTACGAGTGGCCGGGGATGTTTACGCCCTTTGACCATCAGCGTACTACTGCAGAGTTCCTCACACTACATCCACGTTGCTTTGTGTTTAACGAAGCAGGCACAGGCAAGACCAGTGCAGCAGCTTGGGCTGCGGACTACCTCATGAAGCAAGGCAGGGTCAAGCGTGTGCTTGTTGTGTGCCCAGTGTCCATCATGGACACCGCATGGCGCTCTGATTTGTTTAAGACAGTCATGCACCGCACAGTGGCTATTGCACAGGGGTCACGCACACAAAGACAGAAGGTTATCCAAGGTGATTACGAGTTCGTCATCATTAACTTTGATGGTGTGAAGGTAGTCAATAAAGAGTTAGAAGCCGGTGGGTTTGACCTCATCATCGTGGACGAGGCTAACGCAGTTAAGAGCGTGACTACCGATAGGTGGAAGTGCCTTGCAACCTTGATTAAACCTACTACACGCCTGTGGATGATGACAGGTACGCCTGCGTCGCAGTCACCGCTAGATGCCTATGGTCTGGCTAAGCTTGTGGCACCTGATGCGGTGCCTAGATTCTTTGGGGCGTTCCGTGACAAAGTGATGCTCAAGCTTACGCAGTACAAGTGGGTGCCAAGACAAGACGCACAACAGATCGTTCACCAAGTGTTGCAACCCGCCATTAGATACACAAAGCTTGAGTGCTTGGACTTGCCTGACTTGTTGTACTCGACTCGTGAAGTTCCCTTGACGGCTCAGCAAGCCAAGTACTATGACGCGCTCAAAAAACAAATGATGACCATTGCGGCAGGCTCAGAAATTACAGCGGTGAATGCGGCAGCAATGCTTAACAAACTTTTGCAAGTTGCACAAGGGGCGGTATATACCGATGACGGGGGCGTTGTTGAGTTTGACGTAGCCAATCGCATGAGTGAGTTACTAAATGTCATCGAGCAAACTGACCACAAGGTATTGGTGTTTATCCCATATCGACATACGCTACAAATGGTTGAGAATACTCTGCTCAAAGAAGGATACACAGTGCAGACGATTCATGGCGGTGTTGCGTCAACCCGACGAGCAGACATAATTAAAGAATTTCAAACCGAGGATGACCCACGCATACTCCTCTTAGTACCGCAGGCAACTGCACACGGCATCACGCTCACTCGTGCTAACCAAGTTGTCTGGTGGGGTCCAGTAGCGTCCACGGAAATCTATTTGCAAGCTAACTCACGAGCGCACCGAGCAGGGCAGACAAACAAAGTTACAGTCACACACTTGCAAGGCAGTCCGGTTGAGCGACGCATGTACACCATGCTGCAAAATAAAATAGATTTGCATCAAAGTTTGGTAGATTTATACAAACAAGAGCTTGACACTGAAATTTGACAGTGTATAATTTCTAAAAAACGGGGGGAAAGCCGTCAAAAGCTCTAAAGCTTGCGGACGAGCGGTTAGTACCCCCACCAATTTGTTCAACGTAAATCAAAGGAATCGTATGGATGCAAGTCAGTTAGTCAATGTGTATATCAAAATACGTGACGCTAAAGAAATTAAAAAGAAACAGATGGAAGCCGAGATTGCTGACCTTGATCAGCAGTTGGATGCCGTAGAGCATGAGCTTCTAGAAATCTGCAAGACCACCGGACAAGATGGTGGCAAGACACAATTCGGTTCGTTCACACGAGCCGTCAAAACACGCTACTGGACCAGTGACTGGGACAGTATGTACAAATTCATCCGTGAGCATGATGCACCTGACTTACTTGAACGTCGGATTGCGCAAGGTAACTTTGCACAGTTCGTCAAAGAGAATCCGGACAGCATGCCTGCAGGTGTGAATATCGAGTCGAAATACTCGATCACGGTTCGCCGTTCATCCAAGTAACTTTCTAATAGGAAATCAAAATGAGTAACATGACACTTTTCAAATCCGGTTCCGTTATCCCTGACTATTTACGTGAGGCTTCTGACGCTACTACCCGTGACATTGCAGGTAGCTCTGGCGGTAAGCAAATCTCTATCAAGGGCGGTGTGTGGCGTATGGTCGTAGGCGGTGAAGAAGTCGCCAAGAACGAAGAACGCGCCATGAACTTCGTGGTGATTGCATCCGGCAAGGGTGTGACACGTACGTTCTATGCAGACAAATACGAAGAAGGCAAGGACATTAAACCTGCCTGCTGGTCTGCTGAAGGCGTAGTGCCCAACGAAGAAGTGACTAACCCACAAAGTAAGTCATGCGCTACCTGCCCTCAGAACATCGAAGGCTCTGGTGATGGTAAGGCTCGTGCCTGCCGTTACAGCAAGCGTTTGGCTGTGGCTTTGGAGAACGACATTGGTGGCAACATCTACCGCTTGTCAGTCCCTGCCAAGTCATACTTCGGTCGTGCTGAAGGTGAGAAGATGCCACTGCAAGCGTTTGGTAAGTTCTTGTCAGGACATGGTATCCCGATTACAGGCATTGTGACCGAAGCTCGCTTCGACACTGCCGAAGCAGTGCCCGTGTTGAAGTTCCGTGCTGTACGCCCCTTGTCGAAAGAAGAGTGGGAACTGGGTAAAGCACAGAGCCAAACCGAAGACGCTCGTCAAGCTATCGAGTTGAAGATGGTTCCATCTAAAGCCGAAGGCATGCCTGCGTTACCACAGTCGTTCAAGGAAGCCCCTGCCATTGCTGAGAAAGCGGAAGCCGTGGCTGAGCCAGTGAAACGTGCCCCTGCCAAAGCAAAGCCTGAGGCTCCTGCAGCAGCAAAGAACGTATCTGACATTTTGAGTGACTGGGCTACTGACGAAGATGCGTAATAGACCACGGGGGCATGACACCCTTTTCATTCAGAAAGTTGAAGACGCAGACCAGAAGCCGATTGTTATGCAGTTGGCTGATGTTTGTATCAACAAAGGTACACCAATTACCGAGATAGCGCAGATGTTTGGCGTGACTCGTGCGAGTGTGTACAACTGGCTGACTGGTAAATCGGTGCCACGCGCTCGTCATCAGGCAGCAATGCCTAAAGTTATTGCACGTCTTTCAAAACGTAAGTAACCCTCGGGGGTAACAGGTAGCACTGTTGCCCCTATTTTTTTCTCCCTCAACCCAGTGAGGTTCTGTGACTGACTTTCTCAAATCCGTTTTACCAACGCAGGGCTTGTATTGCACTGTGGGTATTCGGGCAAACGCTGTCAAGCAATCGTTCCAAGCGACGATTGAAGACGTGGAGGCAGTCGGCTCAGGTATGGATTCCCAAGGCGTGGATGCGTATTTTGCGCTTGCCACATTTGAAGATGACTCAGGTCGTAAGGCGGACAACGCCATATTTCTGCGGTCGTTTTTTCTAGACTTAGATTGCGGTACAGGTAAGCCCTACGCTGACCAAGCCTCCGCTGCCCAAGCCCTATCCATATTTGTTGCTGACACGAAGCTTCCAAGTCCAACGCTTGTTAACTCAGGTGGTGGTCTCCATGTCTATTGGCCTTTGACCGAAGACGTGCCTGTATCCGAGTGGATACGACACGCAAAATCACTGAAGCGCTTGTGCGCTCAAAAGAAATTATTTGCTGATCCTGCCGTAACTGCAGATGCTGCTCGCATCCTGCGCATACCCGGCACCCATAACTTTAAGAACGCAACGTCGAGACCCGTACAGATTATTGCAATGGGTACGCCTGTATCCCTTGCTGAGTTTATTGAGCCGTTACCCGCACCTGCGATGGACTTGAGCGCAGCCAAACAGTTTGGTATGGACGAGACATCCAAGGACTTAGGTGGGGGCGACTACCCCAAGTGTTCGTTTAAGCGTATTGCTATCCGTAGCATTAACGGTAACGGCTGTGCGCAGATGAAGCATGCGATTGAACAAGCCCATACGCTAGAAGAACCGTTGTGGCGGGCTGCGCTTTCTATTGCGGTGCGTTGCGAAGATGGCCCTACGGCTATCCACACAATGTCTAAACGGCATCCCGACTACTCGGCAGGGGCAACCGAGGCTAAAGCTTCTGAGACCAAAGGCCCGTACACTTGCGAGTGGTATCGGGACAACAACCCATCTCTGTGCGAGGGTTGCCCTCAGAAGATTTCTACACCTATCCTGTTGGGTAAGTTTGTTGAGCAAGCCGTAGTCGAGGATGACCAGTACATCATTGAGACACCCAAGGACGAGACCGCACCGGCACTTACCATGTCAATACCGGCATACCCATTCCCATACTTTCGTGGCGCTAATGGCGGTGTGTACAAGAAGGAACGTACCCCTGACGGTGAGGAGAAGGATGTTGAAATTTATCCATACGACCTATACCTAACAGAACGGTTCTTTGACTCGGACCAGTACGGCAACGGTGAAGGTGAGATGGTAGGTCTGAACTTGCACATGAAGCAAGACGGTATTCGTAGGTTCTACGCCCCCGTGACCACGCTGTTCACCAAAGATAAAATGCGCGACTTACTGATTAAAAACGGTGTGGTCGCTTACGGAAAACACTTGGATGCAATCATGGCTTATTTTGCTTCGACATTACGCAAACTGCAGTCGCAGTACGCCGCAAACAGAACTCGCAATCAAATGGGATGGACACCGGATGGGCTTGGTTTTGTCGTGGGTGAGTTGGAATATACGGCAGCGGGTACTAAACTGGCACCGCCCGCAAGCGGCACACGGGAGTTGGCTGAGCAGTTCAAACCAACCGGCACATTGGAAGAGTGGAGCAAGATCGCTAACTTCTATAACCGGCCCGGACTCGAGACGCATGCACTGGCTTTGTTCTTTGGCTTTGGTTCACCCTTGCTAAAGTTCATTGGCCCCAAGCAGAACGTAAAAGGTGCGTTGATTCACCTTAAACACAACGGGTCAGGCTCTGGCAAGTCAACGGCTCAGATGGTGGTCAACTCTATCTTTGGTAATCCTGACACGCTTTTGCTGAAACAGGATGACACGTACGCTTCCAAGATGCACTTGCTTGGCATGATGAACAGCATTGCGTTTACTGTGGATGAGATCACCAACGAGAAGCACGACGTTTTATCGGACTACGCTTATGGATTTACCTCAGGGCGAGGTAAACACCGTATGGAATCGCAGAGTAATAAGTTGCGGGTTAACAATACTACATGGTGTAACTTTACTCTGTCATCGGGGAACGCCTCTGTTGTGGATGCCTTGCAAAATCTTAAAAATACGCCAGACGGTGAACTTCGTCGGGTGCTTGAGATTGCGTTCCACAAATACACAGGCTCAACCAAAGCCGAGATTGACGAGACGTTTGGCAAGCTTAATTCCAACTACGGCTTGGCAGGCCCGATCTATATCCAGTACATCATTGACAATCACGACCATGTGATGAAGCTGCTTGCCGATATGCAAGCCAAGGTGGACAAGGCGCTGAACCTAGATCAGACGGATCGGTTTTATTCTTGCTTGTTGACATGTGCTTTTGTGGGTGCGTTGATTGCAAGAAAGCTCGGTCTAATTGACATCGACATCACACGTATCTATCAGTATGCGTTGGGAGTTGTGCGGGAGTCGATTGCATCTAACTTATCTAGCGTTGGCAACCCAATGACTGTGGCTCAGGAAACTCTGGGTGCATTCATCAACGAAAACGTTAACAACGCAATGGTCGCAGCCTATACACCCAAGGGCGGCTTGCCCGAGAGACCGGCTCTGACCCCCAAAGGTAAACTGGTTATGCGGTATGACCCTGACACCAAGACGCTTGCAATCCCTGTGGCTGAGCTACGCAAGTATTTTACTAGCAGGCAGGTAGATGTTCGGGATAGCTTGGCTCGGTTGACCACTGCGGGGTATCTTAAGCATGGTGGCAAATCACATCCAACTCGTATCGGTGCGGGGGCCGTAGGGGGGCTTAGCGGTATTGCAGTACGCTGCTACATCTTTGATGGAGACGTAATTGGCATCGACGAAACGGCGTTTGCGCAAGCGGAAGCTTCCGGCAGTTAAACCGCCCAAGCCAAAGCCAAAGCTATCGGACAACATGAGAGTACTCACCCTTTACGGGGTTGAGTATTTTCTCCATTGGGAACGGCTTGTAGTTGGTAGTTCGTTCTTCTTGCCAACCACTGCAACACCTGTGCAGGTACGAGATGCACTCCTACCGGCCACTAGGTTTCTTAAAATTAAAATAGAAGTACGCGCCCGTTGTGAGTACGGGCGGTACGGAACTCGTGTGTGGCGAGTCTATTAGCGTTGCTCTTTGCGTAACTCGGTTTTAGCTTCACGCAACCAGTTTGTCAACTCAACTTCCATCTTCTTGATTTCTTCAAGTTCTTTTTCGCGGTCTTCTTTGCTCATGTCCGCAGCACCATCGGGGCTGTTCAAGAACTTGCGGTAAGCACGAGTGCGCTCCAGTTGTTCAAGCGTAGAGTTAATACCGCTTTCTAACGCTAGCTCCATCTGATGCGATTCAGCATAAGCTTCAGCCCGTGCAATGTCGGTCTTCATCAACTGACGCAAAGTGTTGTTTGCTTTACCAACTTTCTCACGCTCGTCGTAGAACTCAGTCAATCTGCGAGTGCCAACTGGGTCATACAGGTAGTTGCTTAGCAACGCATACTTGTGCAGCGGACGATCAACCCTAGAAGGATTTAACAGACTGTCCGTCATCATCGTCACCAATGCTGCCGTAGAACCAAAGTATCCGCTGAGCATGTTGTCAATCTGAATTGGAGATACGGCATCAACTCCAATCACGTCACGGCTAAAGTTAGAAATGGCTTGTGCCAACTCAGATGTTTTAGACGTTACACGCATGCTGGGGTCTTGCTGCTTTTGGTAGATACCTTCCAGTTCGCGCCCTGTGAAGAACGAGTAGTTTGTCCACGCTTCAATCAAAGGCTTGACGGCTTGTGGGATTGGCACAGTGCGCCCAATGTATTGCTCCGCCATATACGCTGCAGCGGAACGTATGGCTTCAAGGGCTGTCTGTTCTTCTGGCGTGCCAGAGCGACGCAAGTACTCTATTACTGTCTCGGGGATAACTTTAAAGAGTGCGCCCAACTCGCCCGGCACAGGAATCTTGTATCCACCGGGGAGAATCCAGTTGCTGTTACGGGTACGCAAGTCCATGTCTTGATAGTCTTCGTCGTCACCTGACATCAACGCATACATGGCGCTAAGCATTGCCACAGTACCGGCACGGCTCCAGAACAACTGACGCGCCTGCGCACGACCAACAGAGGAGCTTGAGTCTTTACCTGACGCTGCACGATACAGCACATCCATACCCTGCATGTACGCGTTAAAGAACGGAATAGTTGCGGTGCCAACTGCAATGATCTCACTAGCGCCACGGCGACGGAAGTTAATAAACTCACGGGCACGAGACTGCGCCAACAACTGGTCTTTGTTGTTCTCTATCATCGTCTGGTCGTAGATTGCTTTACGAACCGCCAAGTCAGATGCACGGGTAATGCCGTCAAGTCTATGCAATAAATTACCTAGCAGTGAAGAGCCAGCAACAGTACGTTCACGATACCCCAAGTCTTTTAGTACAGATATTGCAGGCTTGCCAGCTTCAAAGTCATACTCACCAGTCAGTCCCAGTGCGCCAAACTCTTTGACAATCGGATGTTGGATGCCACGAATCTCAGCCCACGCAAGCGAGCCAAAGTTAGCCAGTGTCATACGCAGTAACGCAGTGGGGCTTTTTACACCAGACGTTAGCATCGCACGTTGCACGTCATCGGTTACCTGCTTCAGAGCAAACGGTGGCAGTAGTGTTACTGACTTACGCAAGATGTTAGAGAAAGTACCCAGTGTGCGCATGATTGCCATCTTGGGTGGGTTAAGGTCTTGGAATGCAGCTACGTCATAAGTCGATGGCAACTCCCAATACCTAAGCTCACCGTTGACGTACGCTTTGGCGCTTCTGTTTTCTGTGCCGGGCATACGAGCAGGTGCTTTTGTAAACCCTAGTTCTTGCAATCCAGTTAAGGTTTGCACACGGGCATCGTTGTTCATAACTTGCCCAACCATCCAGCCCATTGTGTTTAGGTAGTTCTCAAACACGTTGCCAACGGGACGCTTGAACGAGCCAACCAACTCTGGGTCTTTAGTCAATGCCAGTGGTGAGCGACCGGTTGTCTTCTTAACTGTAGAAAACTTATCTGTAAAGTCCTCGATACGATCAAACGGCACATAACCAACAACGGACTTCCATTCGGCAGCGGTTTCTTTGGATAGCCTTCCGACCTCAACCATCTTGTCAATCAGGGCAAGACGTGGCTTGTCCATAGCTTCGCTCATCTGAGCAAACACAGGGTCCGAGTTGTATTCAGCAACCAGTACGGCACGGTCTCTGTCTGTCAGGTGCTTGGGGAAGTCTGGATTAACTTTAAGTACTTCATCCAAACGTTTGGCTTCCAGTACGCGACTTGCAAACTGTTCGGCTTCTTGGTTAGTTCGTCCGGTCTTTGCACCCCATGCGTAGATGAGTGGGAACACATCAACAGGTGCGCCTTCGCCTTTGCCAACAGTGCGGTACAAGCCAGTGTCTTTATCTTTAACCAACGTACCGTTTTGGAAATACTCTGCCAGTATTTTGCTGTAGTCTTGTGCCTGACGATACAGGCCCATCGGGTTGATTTTGCCAAGACTGTTGCGCACTGCGCCATTAAACGTACGGCTAAACTTTTCCTCAATGGCAGCAGCAGAATCTACGGCAGCTACGCGGAACTTAACGCCCGCGCTTGGGTCGCCTGTATTCTGCATGCCAAAGACCATCTGTTTGACGCTACGCTCATCTAGTGGCGTCAGGGGGCCTAGACCAGTCACAACGTCTTGTGCTGTGTATGTAGATGAAAGTTGCGCCCGGGTGGATGGCTTTGCAATTTCGTCTTGGCCGGTTAGCCAAAGCTTGGCGTCGGCTGGACCCATAGCATCCAAAAATGCAGCAACAGATTTAGCTGGTGGGTATTTGCGTCCGGTTACCACGGCAACCAGATCGCGCATCATCTGCGCAACTTTAGAGAAGAACTTTTCAGTAACGGTTAATGGCTTCTCAGACGTAGTTGCCCAACGAGAAACGTTGTCGGCAAACCATTCACTAAAACTCTTCCAGTACGGAGTCATCTGCTCTGCGGTTTTACCTTCAGGCACTGACATCATTTGAGTTTCAGCAGTCTCACGATTGCGCAGCATTTGAACTAGCTCACGCCCAGTTTTACCTTTGGTTGACGCAAGCCATTCGTCATACTCTTTCCGTATTTTGGCTTTAGTTTCAGGTGCGGCATTGTCGTATGCAATAGATTGAATTGAATGACCCAACTCATGCGAAATAACTTCTAAAGTTTTGGCTTCAGATTGGCCAAGATTGAATGAAATGTAGAAGTCGCGCTTGTTAGGACCGTATACACGGTTAGACCCTTCTTCTCCGGCGTCACTACCGGCAGTTTTTGCAGACGCGTAGTCTTTATACAACTTGTATTTTTCCGTCGCACCGTCGCTACGCATGTCGTCTGGGGTAACTAGAAAGATTCGAACATCACCAAGTCCCAAATCTTGCATCAGCCCACGCAGGTAATCTGCGTAGCGTTGATCTACTGAGTCTGACTTCACAACATTGGTTGTGGCTCCAGTAAACGGACCGTCGGGGTTCTTACTAAACTTCTTGCTTTCTTCAAACACTGCCTTAGCGCGCTCGGCAATTAGCTTGGCTTTTTGATCAGGAGTAAACAAGTTACCGATATAAGATTCAATGTCAAACTGGGTATACCTACCGTTTTTGGCCATGCCAAGATAAACATACTGTCCGTAGGCATTGTGGGTACGTACTAAACTAACGTCGCCATCTGAATAAACAGATTGGAATAATGGGCGGTCGTACTTATCAGTCCACGATTCTGTTTTCTTGGCGCTTTCATCAGGTGCCACACGTCCAACAGCCTTGGCAGAAGCCCTGCCTTCGCGAGTTTCTTCGGCTTTGGCTTGTAACTCCCTACCAAACGACGATGGGCCACTGATGTCAAAAGGAGACCTCGGCTTTTCTTCTCTGGCCGCTGGAGTTTCCCGTTCAACTTTTTCCGCAGGTTTTGCAGTGGGCGTTACTTTTGCAGGTTGTGAGACTTGAGTCTTTGGAGCTTCTTTTTGCTTACGTTCCAATTCTTCCAAACGGCGTTTGAAATCTTCAGCTTCCGCTTTACGGGCAGCTTCCTCGTCTACAGTTTCAGTAGCGACAGCAGGAGCCGGTGCTTTAGTCTCTTTGGGAGGGGTAGTCGTAGCAGTCGGCTTAGCAGTTGTCTTGGGTCCCTTAGTAGTCGTGGTAGTGGCAGCAGGACTAGGAGCAGCAGTAGTAGTTGTAGGCGCATTTTTGGCTTTACGTTCAGTTTGGTCAAGCGCATCCCACTCAGTTTTCTTCTGCGCTATTTGATTTGTAAACGCATCCCACTTAGCACGGGCTGGAGATTTAACGGCGGGTATACGGCCTGCTTTAGTTAGCAGTGCTTGCTGTTCAGTTTGTAAAGCGCGAATCTCATCTTGGACTTGGTCAGACGTACGCGCAGCGGGGGTTGTTACTGCAGGGGGCTGTGTTCTTTGAGGTGCAGTTCCCTCGCTAACAGGCTGTCCAGCAGGTGCCAATCCGAGTCCGTCAGGTGTTTCAGATGTTCCGGTGGGGGCGGGAACTCCGGCTCCGGGTTGTACCACGTCGGTTCCGGCAGGCTTACTAGATACTCCCACGCTTGGCTCACCTCCTCCGAGGTCAAGCTCGCCTTGAGGCTGATCCGTTTTGGTAGTGGTCGGGACATTTGGTTTCTCCTCAAAGGCTGTAGGTTGTGGCGCTATCAACGCTTTTAATACCTCAGCGCGTGCGCCTTTATTGTTAATCAGGTTGGGTTCACGTTGAACAAGGGCTTGGAGTTCCTCAACAGTTTTACCTAATACATTGTCTTGCACCCATTGTTTGGACGTGCGTAATGGGAGTCCAATAGCGTCAATATCGGCCTGAGTAATGCCTGTCACTACTGGCTCGACCACTGCAGGCTTTGCTTTCTTGGCAGCACGTTCTGCTTTGATAAGTTCTTCGGCTTGCTGTTGCCCTGCAGTAGCTTCATCGTACGACGCCATCTGCTCCGTTAATTCAGCAATGCGTGTTCTAGCTTCAGCAGTCCTTGGCCCCGCCCTAAGCGCTTCGCGTTCGGTAGCTAAGTCGTTGTAATCACGTTGAAAATCCAAACCAAGCCCAAGCTGTTCGCCTTGCTGCGCTTCTAGTTTTGTTTTGAGTTCATCAAGTTGCGCACGAACTTCTGGTGTCTGATCTTGTGTTTGTAAGCGGTCACGTTCCGCAACCATCTCAGGATATGTTTCGGGTTTGGGTGCAAGTTCTTGTTTAGTCTCTGGTATTTTTTGACCCATTTCCTTACGAGTAAACAAAGTGCCCTGCTTACCTACAGGCGCATCCTCACGCAGTTTGGCACCGGGAACTATCTCGGGTTCTGGTTGGGGTTCTGGCTTAGGTGCTGGTGGAGTAGCTGACCCTTTTGCACGGCGACCTAATGCTAAGTCCATCAAACCTTGAACAATGGCACCGGTAGCTCCACCATACGCGGCCTGTTCCCCCAAGCCTTCAATTAACGCTTGCTCGGGTTTGTAGATACCTTTGGCGATCATGTTCTGCGCTAAACCTGAAGCAGTTTCTTGCGCGGCTTCTTCACCACCAGCGAGCAACGCTCGTTTAATCATTTGTACAGCGGATGCTGTAGCTGCTTCAGGAATACGAGACAGAATACGGAAAGGGGCGAAGGCTTCCAATGCGCCGGGGAGCGTGCCCAGTGCCGTGGCTGTTCCACGTTGGTCAGAAGTAGCGTCTTCGGCTTCTGCACGAGTACGCGCTTCACCGGCTCCAGCACCAACACCAAGACCTACGGCTGCGGCGCGTCCAGCCAAACCTAACGGACCGGCAAGAAGGAACGGGGCGGTTGAGCCAATAGCCTCACCTAATTTACGGGGGATAGAGTCTTCGTATCCCGCTGCGGCTTTAAATGGTTCCTTGGCAGAAGTGGCTACCGATGCGATTTTTTCGCGGGCAGCTTTCTCCATCTGTTCTGGCAAGAGCGCAGACGCGCCTGTTGCAGCGCTTTCCACAAGGCCAACTGCGCCGGGGGCCAACCCTTTAAATAGTTCCTTAGTGCCCCCCAGAAAGGTGCGTTCTTGAGGTGCGGCAGATTGAGCGACTAACCGTTTAACCGTTGCCTGAATTACGCTTGGGTCTGTGCCATCAGGGAATTCAAGGATTCGACCATCGGCCAGTTGCGCTTCAATCGCCATACATCACCTCATTTGATTTGGTTCCCTTGCGCATCAAAACGCACGCGGGTAGTTCCGCCGGGGCTTGCTGCGCCGGGGGCTTCTGGAATTGTAATACCAAACTGTCCGTAGATGGCTTTTGTTCGGTCGTTAATCTGCTTCTCAAGCGCAGCAATTTTTGCTCTGTTTGCAGAGCTTGGGATTTTCAGCAGCTCTTTCATGGCGGTCTGCCAGCCGTTGATAGTTTCATCCCGTGCAGCCAACTGACTTGCCGCGTTAATTTTAGCAATTTCTTGATTGTCTCCACGCTGGGCAGCAGCAGCCATAGCTGCGCGATACGTCATATCCTGACCGCGTTTTGTAACGTCTGCTTGAAGGTCTTGCCCACGGACAGTACCCAATGTCGACAGTTTTTCCCGGTCAAACAACCGTGTGTTTTCAACGTCTTTCTCACGAGCCGTTCCAACTTTGCCGGAAGTAGCAACTTTCTCAGCGCGTTGTGTGTCTTCAACCCCGCCCATCAACTCGTTGATTCGTTCAGCATGCGCCAAGTCAGCAGCACGTTTCTTCTCCGCCATGCTTGTGTATGCAGGGGCTAAGCCAGACAACCCTTTGGACTGACCGGACTTGCCAAGCATAGCGATGAGTTCATCCATGGGGGACAGTTGCGTTGCCGCATACTGTCGTTTAATCTCAGCAATACGATCAAGCTTGTTTTTACCTGCTGGCTCGTCTAGACCCAACCCTTTTTGAATGGCATTTTGCTCAGCAATAATAGACTCGATTGACCGCTCTTTAGGACTGTTCTTCAAAGCGTTCATCAACATTGCGTCGTAGCTGTCTGGAGCAGGTGCTGCGGGAGCCGCAGGAGGCGCATTAGGGTTTACCTTAGTAGCGTTAGGATTGACGTTTTGTGGAACGGCTGGGGGTTTAGGTCTAGCCGATGCTGGAATAAGGTTGGGGGATACGTTAATGCCGTTACCCATAGCAACAGGGGCAGCACGACGTCCTTCAGTACCCATGTCTGATGCGGGGGTTGTTGCCTTTAAACGGGCAGTCTCAGCCGGGGATTGATTGCTTACCTGTCCAGCAGCTTGTCCAGCACGGTATTTCTTAAGCGCATCACCCTCTTGGTCAATCAAAGACGCAAGACCTTGGCCCACTGCGGCACCACCGATAGTTCCTGCAACTGGGGCAATACCAGAACCCACCGCGCCGCCAACATAAGGCAGGGCAGTCTTACTTGCAGTACGAAGAAACTGCTTTGCTTTCTCAGTGGTAGGCACATTGGAATCGTCGTAGAAATCTTTAGCGTCGTTGATACCGCTAAGTCCTTCATAAGCGCTTAGTCCAGCGCCCACAACTGGGATTGCTTTACCTTTAATAGACTGACCGGCGGCTTCTAGCATTGGGCGAGCTTTTTGCCCCACTTGGAACGCTTTGGGAGACGCGTTACCTTGGACTGTTTGCGCAGCGGGGGCGGCTTGTGCTGCGGGCTGTGAGCCTTGCGCGGCACGGAACATGTCTTTAATATTGTCTTGGGCAACGGCAGAGGACTTAACAAAATCCGTGTAGTCAATACCCATGTTCCGCAAGAACTTAATAAACTCAGGGCCAGCTTTAACCTTGTCTCCGGCAGCAAACGCAACGATACCGCCACCAGCCATCTTAATATTTGACTGCAGTTGGTTAAGCCCCGCCATTTGTGTAGGTCGAGGTTGGGCTTCAGGTTGTGGAGTTCCCGTAGGTACAGGCCCCCTCATGGGGCGTGGCTCCATCATTTGTTGTTGGGTAGCCCGTTGCTGCGCCATCTGAAGCCCTAACAATCCCGCCTTTTGTTCAACTTGTTCTTTGACGCTAGGCTGTTCGCCAGTTGCTGCACCTTGCAAGGCATTAGCCATCTCAGCGCGTTTAGTCTTAGCTTGCATTTCACCCGTAGCAAGCCATGGCGGAATCATGGATGGGTTTAAACCATCCGCATACTTCTTTAATTCCGCCAGTGGCAATGACTGTGCGTATTCTTGCGCTTTAACGAGATTCATAATTCACCTTCATCCCAATTTAAGGTTAGCCAATTTTTGATACAACGATGCAAGCCCACTGATATCTGTCTGAAGTTTGGATAAGGTATCTTGGTTTACAGATGTTGTCGATGCCCCAATTGGCAGGTCAGTCAGCATCTTACGTTGGAATTCTAAATTAGTATAAGGACGAGCTTGTTGCTGTTCAAACTGAGCCTTATCTGCGGCAATACCTTCAGACTCAATACCACGTTGTGCAGCGCCAGCAGACATCAGATCATTGAGGGATTTAAGCCCAAAGTCTGCGCTGTATCGGCGTGAGTCTTCAGTAGCTTTCTGAGTTTCTAAACCACGACCTTGTTCAGTATTAAACTGAGCCATGGCTTTGTCATAGGCGGTGTTGTATCCAGTGCCGGTAATGTTGGCTAAGTTAGCGCCTAGAGCGCGTTGGGTTTCAGCATCCATAATGGCTCCGCGTGAGCCACCAAACGCGCCTGCTTGAGTCATTTTGCTTGCATTCTGCTGCTGGGTAATCTGGGATTGGCGACGAGCCTCATCAATCTGCGGCTGCAAAGATGCCGACAGGTAGGGGTTCATGTATTTGTTAGCGGCGCTTGCGTCAAACGTACCCGATGTAAATTTAGTTGGGTCGTATCCACCCTTGGTTACATCACTAATACCTGCAAATGCTTGCTGCTGCAAGTTAGACGCGCCTGCCGTCAATGGACCGCCATAAGTTTGCTGTGGGGCGCTGGTCAAAGCCTGTGTTTGGCCTAGCATATTTGTGACGTAATCGCCAGCCCATGGGGATAGGGTAGAGGTCTTGGACGTATCGAGTGGTATCCCACCTTCTTGAAACTTCTGCACGGAGCCACCACCGGCATAAGCCGCAGCCAAACCACCTGAAGCTGCCGCAAGGAACTTATCGGGGTTAATCTTTTTACCCTGTTTTTTTGTGCCCGTACGAGCTTCGCGAATGCGGTCCATCATGGCGTACAGCTTTTGGGCACCAGCATCTGA